TGCACTTTAGAGTCTGCGATAGTTCAGAAAACCGGCTTAGGTACACATCCCCAAAACCCCTGCTTATACTGAAAGATTGCACACATTGTGCAATTTTGCACTCGGTACGAAAAATTTCACACACTCTGCAATTTTGCACTCAGTGCAAGATCACTAGTGAGTAAACCTCACTAACTCGAACCTTAAGGAAGTCTGAAATGGCACGTGGAGGCGCACGCAAGGCTGGTGGCCCGTCCAAAAAAGGCGCGAAGGCCGCCGTCAAGATACTCACCCCCGTCGATGCCACACCGAGCGACATCCCCCCTCTCCCCGACTACCACGACTACTTCATCCCGCTCGCAGACAAAGACGACCCCGCGGATGGCGAGTGGTTCAAGGCGGTGCAGGACTGGTGGGACTCGATCTGGCTGTCTCCCATGACCCGCGAGTGGCTGGCCAGCGACATCCACACCTTATACCAGGCTGCCGCGCTCCTCCAGGAGTCCCTGAACCCGTTCTACAAGCTCGGGGACCGCATCAAAGCGCAGAAGGCGCACCAGGAGATTCTGAAAATGTACGGCCTGACGCCGTTGGCCCGTGAACAACTCCGCTGGTCTGTTGCGCAGGGTGAGGCCGCCGCGACAAGAACCAATCAGCTCCGTGCGGCTGCTCCTACCAAAATCTCCGCCAAGGTTGTGCGCGACGAGATGCAGGCGCTATACTCTAGGCACACCGGCACCATAGATGCCGAAATCCTGGGTTGACATCACCCCCGTCACCCCACCAGAACACCCCGGACGCCGCCTGCATCCACTACAAAACAGCGCGCCGGGGTTTAAAAATTGACACCACACCACCACTATGCTACAATCAGACCTGCGGGGACTGACTCCCTCAGCAACCTTTGTTATGGCAAGAATCACTTGCGTGCTTCTTATTGAACCCCCGGCACGGGCACTTTGGCCGGGGGTTTCTTAGACCTTATTTCCCATTGTGTTACAATGAAGACGTAAAGGCGGACACCTTGCTCACCCTCAGTAAGGCTTACCGCCGAGGCTTCCCGGCCTCACTAAACTTCTAAACATGCGGCCTGGCCCTCGTAAGGACTTCTTGTCCCCAAGACAGCCAGGACCGGACCCCCAGGAGGGCTGCGGCGCCTGGGGGTCGTTAAGGCAAAACAAAAACCCGGCCGATATGCCGGGTCTCTGTTCCTCTAGAACCTTCTTCCTTTATACACTCTCGGCTCGCCAAGCGCAAATCCCGGCAAAAACAACCATATTCGCCGTTTAAAGGCACATAAACGCCAAGCAAACCACCCTCTAGAGTTGACAATTCCTCCTCCTCCCGCTAAACTCGTCTTCGAGCACAAAAAGTGCCCACCAGAACCAAAGTCCAGAGGAGGACTGCACATGAAAACACTCAGGTACACGGAAAACGAGTACGTGGAGGCCACTAAAAAAATTTGGCGCAAGCTCCCAGATGAATTCAAGGCCTTCAACCTACCCAGAGACGAAGAAGGCTACATCATTGGCGGAGTCGTCGACGATGATTCCATCGTTGAACCAGGAGCAGTCATCGTTGGGTCAAACATCAAAGGCGGCACCCTGATTGAGGAAGGCGCCATTGTCATTGGCTCCACCGTCAACGCAGGCTACGTCGGCGTAGAATCCTTCATCCTAAGTTCGGAACTCGAATATTCAACTGTCTACCAGAAAACCAAGGTTGAAAACAGTTGGCTGTGCAAGTCCACTGTGGACCGCTACATCCCCGTCATAGGCTCCGTGTTGGAGAAAACACTCGTGACCGGCGCAACCTCGCGCATCAGTCGGTCTTTCCTGTCGGGATGCGACCTGCACCGAACCCGCCTAGACAAAACCCTGGCCGCGAACACACGAATCGGTTCCCTGCAGCAGCCGGACGAAAACTTCGCTGTTTTCACTAACTGCGTCATGGCGTACGCCACCATCACCTGCACGGATGACGAAACCCGCCACATTCAAGGCGCGTTCCAAGCCCTGGTAACCCCGAAAACCCCGGTGCGTGCAGCGGAGGTTGGCCTGGAATCCACCTTAACATTCTTCAACAGGCTGGACGGCTCAGCGGCCATCGACTTCGCGTATGCACGCAACCCCCTGCCGCTGCACGCCACCGCGGAAGCCATCCAGCAATTCGGTACCCTCAACTGGGGCCGCAATTTCGTTGAACAGCAGTATGAGCTGATCAACGAGGCAACCCAAGGACTAGGCCAGGAAATCCCCGGCACACTCATTGACATTGATGGCGTCACCACCGCTATCGAACTCCTCGACGAAATGAAAGAAGCCTTCTAATGATCATTTTAACCATCGTCTCCTACCTTGATGTTCTGGCCCACATGGCCATTCAATACATCCCGGCCCTGCATCCGACCGGCGCACCCTTGTCCTCCTTCCCTCTGCACGAAATGATCGCGGGTAAGCCGGACACCGTCGTGCCGCCGCTCAACCCATAACTCCTTTTCATCCAGTCGGGGCCCAACCGGCCC